TTCACCTTTTGCTATTCTTGTCAGGGGTTTGTCTATATTAATTTCATCTTGTGTGCATTTTAGCATTGTTGCTGGCACTAACAATTCAACAATTCGAACTCTTTTTTTGAATTCTGCTATTGATGCCTCAAATGAATCCATGTTAACTTGAGGCATGTTAGCTCTGCTAATGCCTTTTCCTGTCGATAAGTATTCGGTAGCACTAAAGTTAATAGTCTTGTTACCAATTTTGTATATTGTGTTCATATTCCTATTTTAGTCTTCATCTTTGTCTTTCTTGCCGTCTTTGTCTTTGACTTTGCCATCGCCATCAACTTCATCAGAAGAAATAACTTCGGTTTGATCGTCATCAACTTCATCTTTTACTGTTGACTGTTGACTAGATTCATTGTCAATATCTGACTTATCTTGTATTTCATCTTCTATTCTTTTTGCTAGGTCGCTAATAGGCAGTCCGGTTTCAGGGTCAAAGTTTGTTTGTGGATCATACTTAGTCTTCATTAAGTATTGTCTAAGTTGATATTCCATCATGTTTTCTCTTTCTTGTGCCGCCATTTTAGCGTTAAGATCGAGTTTTTGTTTGTTCATTTCTGGTAAGTACTCGTTGATTAAGAACTCATCTGACCAATATTTAAGTTCTTCACCATCTGGTGTTCTAGATGTAAATGCTTCTCTGATTCGACCGATAGATTCAACTTTTTCTTTTAGTACGTCAAGTTGCATTAACTCTTCAAAAACTGAATATGAATTAAATTGAACTTTAATTGCGTCTAGTATAGAATCATCATCTTTAATTTCAGGGAACCTTGCAGCAAGCTGCATATACAAAGGTTTAAGAATTAGCATTTGTACTATGTCTTGAATTCTTGACACAAATCGACCAAACGTAATTTCCTCTCTTAATTGTGATCTTGTGTCCATATTCCAACTGTCTGAGGAGTTAGAGTCAAATCTACTGTAAGGCATTCTTGCTGCCTGGTAAAATCTTCTGGAAAAGTACTCATTTTTATTTGTGTCTATTTGAACACCACCATCATTTCCAACAGTTTGCACTTCTGGCGTACCACTATCACCATCTGACATCCAGTACGTTTTCATCATCATTTGGTTTGCTGTACCATTAATGTTTAGTTCTCCAGATTCAGCATCGTATTGTATATCATCATTATACATGTGCTTTGTTTCAGCAAGTGTTTGGGCTGCAGCAATTCGACCTTTACCGGCAGTCGGAACCTTAACAATCATACGAAAAACTGAGTTTGTTACTGTGCTAATGAGGGTTGATTCGTCCATGATTCTAAGATCATTAAACGATTTTAGCAAGTGTTCTAAATAACTAACTCTGTTGTTTGGTGAAGCATCTGACCAGTCAATTTTTATTATTTGAGAGTCATACATTAGTATGTAGTCATTTTTTCGACCCATAGTCCTGTGATGTTTCCAATACTTGACACCTTTTGCATAAAATTGTTCAAGTTCTAAAGGGTCAATTTCGTGAATTGCAATGATCTTTTTAGGATTGTTTAAGTCGTCCCAAACCATTTCGTATGATTGTGAACCTTCGATTAAGAAAAGATACACTCGGTTCCAAAGTGAATATTGTGTGCCTTGGTTACCAAAACCATACATTTTCATTATTCGACCAAACTGCTCTATTGCGTATTCTTGTAGTTGTTTTTGAAATTCTTTATCTAACTTTTGAGCGTCAAATTTTGTTGTGTCTAATTGTAGGACAATCGGGTCCTTTATTTTAGTAGCAACTACTACTTCATCAGTTAGTTTAGTTAGGACTTCATCGACAACATCATGTACACTTAAGCGAATAAGTTGGTCTCGTTTTGATTTACTATTTAAGCCATAGTATGTAGTTCGTTTACCATTTCTGTGTCTACCAGTATTTTGCATAGATAGCAATTGACTGTATATATCTTCATCTAGATATCTTGCATCTAAACTATCAGCTTCACTTTGCTTGTGTGCTTTTTCTGCATACATTTGAGTCATAAATGGGTTGAACCTATGTATTTGTGTTGCTTTCGTGTTTGCGTTTCTTAGCTTAGCGTAGTTAGTAATACCTGGAACTTGCATTGTCGAAACAGTAGATTTTTTAGCCATTGATCTAGTCTAATTTTTATTTGTAATATGTATACCTATATGAAAAATAGGGATTTGTAAAATATGTTAATTTGTAAGTTGTAAGTTGCTTATTCTATCATAAAAATTAATTGGTTGTGTACATTGCATATCGTTACAAGATAACCAAATATATTTGCATAATATGACAAATTCTTTTATTTCATTATTAATAACAACATTTAAGTCTAACTCAGAATAGTTAAGTAAAATATGCCTTGCTATATTCGATGCATTTATTTTACTAAACTTTAAATGAAAACCAGATTTGCATAAAAGTCTAATTGACTCGTTACATAAAATTATGTTTTCGCTTATTTTACTTTTGTCTAATAATTGCAATCTGTATATTTTTCTGATTATTGCAGCATCTTTTCGCTTATTGACAATAGATTTTCTTGTTTCTTCATCAGACCACATTTTTGTTCTAATATTTGACCATCTAGCATTATTTTTTGGGTTTTCGAAAAACGATGTCATTGCAGTCTTGGTTGATTTTGCAATTTTTAGTTTCGTATCTTGTGTATGCTTAGGTCCTCTTTTAAGCCAACCGTCTTTTAATTTTGCTGTGATTTGTGCATCATCATAGACATGCATATACACATTGTCTTTATACAAAACAGTAAAACCTTTTGTTCTCTTTGGTATTTTAGATCGATATTCTAAAGATTCCCAATTTTTAGCTGCAGCTTTAGCATGATTTCTTTTTGCCTTTTGCGTATTGTGTGCCTTTTTTTGTGTCTTTTTGAATTCTGTATTAGCTATTGAACCAATAATAGAAAATGCTGGAATTTTATGTAAACCTAATGCTCTATTCTTTTTTGCCGTTTTTATTGATTTTGCACTTGCCTTTTCTTTTATTTCTTTAGACCAAGACCAACCACCAGAACCACCACATTTTAAATTGTATGTTGCTTTTGATTCCACGAATGCTTGGCTTACTATTCTTTTTTCTATTACATATGCATGGTTTATGTTGCTAAATGAAAGCAATATTATAGAATCAAAAGCACCCCACCCATGTTTTTCAATAGATCGACGTAAATGCAAACCTGAGCCTTTATATGAACCATCTACAACGTTAGATATCTTAGAACTAACACCAACGTATATTTTATTAGTAATAGTGTTAACAGTTAAATAGACACAAGCCTTGTTTGTATTGTCAACATTTGATGTTTGACCAATAGTACAATATTTTTCTAAAATTGAGTCTTGTGTGAATTCCATAATTTATACTGATGAGGTGTGACCGTCTCCGGCTGTTTTAACCTTTCGGCCTTGCTGTTTCACGAACTCACGCCATTTTTGTTCAAGTTTTGCAGGCCCAATTTTCGCGTAGCCTTTGCTTGGAATATACACTGCCTTTGCCCAGTCCTCTTGCGTAAATTCAATAACATTTTTTTGCAAGCTCGGCAGATACATTCTAATTGCGAAACCAGCTCCGTACTGTTCTAGTTGACGCTTGATACTTCGCCAGTTTATGTTAACTTGCATTCTGTCTGAGTTCTTATTATTAGCAAGTTTTGCAGTATATTCAGCCTTGTAAAGGTAAAATGCTTGATACAAGACCAACTTACGAATCCTTGGTGGCAATAAGTGTAAATTTATGCCCAGTACTCTAACCTTTTCATCTTTTGTCATAAAAGGTGTTAAGCAAAGCACTAACGGTTGAGTGTCATAAAAGTCTAATACGTCTTTGTATTTTGGGTTATCATAATCAAAAATACAAAGTGTGCCAGGCATCATAATACGACGCTTTAGTTGTCTATCTGGATTGTTCATGTATTGCGACCTGTACCATGCAACAGCCTCTTTTTCTGGCCTTGTCGACTTTGCAATCTCATTATTTTGAATGTCATCCCAAAAATCGTAAGAATACTTGTTAGTTAACCGCTCGAGTCCTTTTTTGACTGAACTTAGCAGTTTGCCAAATCTAGAGTTTGATAAAAATCCCATATAGTTATCTTATGAATTTAATTATAAGTGAAGTTGCGTCGACTGGTATGTCAATCATAGTAAGCATTAGACTATCCTTATTAAATTGAACAATCACGCCGGTGTTCGTACTGATACTATCAATTCTGTAAACTTTACCAAATGTGCTTTCTAAAAAGCCACGAACAATTAATGAGTTTGTATCATAGTTGTCTACTGTTTCTGGTGTTACATCGTAATACAAGTTAAGCAGGTCAAACTTTTGATTTTGTGTTAGTGCTAATGTGTTAAGACTGAGCCATGAATAAACTCTTGACTTTAGCAATACATCTAAGCTAATTACAGTCTGAACTGCTGAAGTTACAGTAATCACCTCTTGTGAATTAAAAACAAGACTAGCAAAACCTTTATGTTCTGATGGGTATACTAGCCAAGGCAATGACTTTCTAGATATTAACTGACCAGTAATTGCGCTAATGTACGACCAATGATCTTGCCTAGTTGTACTAGGGATAAACTCATTGTACTTTTCAGTTCTAAAACGGTCACCTGTCACGTTTTTAGAAATATTAAGTCTATAACTAGCAGTGTCTATTAATTCTGTAGGGAAAACAGAACTAAACTGTTCACTGTCTTTTGCCTTTAGTATCAATTTTGTTATTGGCTTAAACTGACCAGAATGTCTGCTAATAGGAAACCAATATGGATTTTGCAAAAGTCCCAGTTGACCACTTTCAGCCTGTAACTTTACCAATATTTGCATTTCTGTTGGCGGTAAAATGTTGAATTTTAAGAAGTTGCCATCGCCACCACGCCTAGCAATTGCAGTGTTACTAATATAGTTTCGAAAGTTGGCAAGACTTAATTCTTTGTATCGGGCGTTGTTTGCCCTAGCGTTTACTATTTTATCGTATATTGCGTTTTCATAAGCAATAGCCCTTGAAATGTATATCGTATTGTTTTGTGTAAACAGTAAAGGATTTTGTAAAAATTCAGTCAGTACGTTTTGCTCTGTTACTGATTGTACAACGTTATCTGCAATGTTCAAGTCATTAACACCATCAGGGTCAATTGATAAGTTAGACTTAACGACTATATGCTTACACCAAAAATAGTCATCTGTGACTTCAACCATATCTTGAAATGTAATAGTCATACCATAAAATGGATTGTTGTCATCAGTAGACATTGTGTAATTTATTGTAAAGTCGTCACCAATTCTAAACAAGTCTGTAAACAGTGTACTAAATCTGCTGCGGTCACCTCTAGCAACATAAATAATATTACCTATGTTACTGTTATAGTACCAGTCTTGCGTTACTACACCACCTAGGTACACCTTTGCTGTTGTCCTATCGTATAGTCTTAGACTTATATCATCAGTGTCAAAGTCTATGCTGTTGTCAGAAGTTTTTAATATTTCATTGCTAAAGTAAAGTAGTGAACGGTCCAATACGTAATTTTCGTTTCCTGTTTCTAAGGAAGTAAGTATTGGATCAGGAATGTAGAAATTAACAACCAACGTTAATGTTTTAAACTGGTCGTTTTGTATAAACTCGGTAGTAAAAACGTCATCAAGTATTGGTTCACTTGTTTTCAGTATGACACTAAATCTATAATCACCAAGAGTTATGTCTTCGAATCGATACAGTACACCTCTAAAAAATGCATAGCAGGCTTCTTGTATTGGATCATACTTAATATCAGACCAACCTTCGTATGTAGCCCGAACTGTTTCATACTTTAGTTGTTCATATGCATCACTGTCAGTACCGATCAATTCTGCAGTACCAATTGGCATTTTAGTGTATGACAACAAGGCTGGACCCCATTTGTCATTTTGTTCAATGTATTGTGGTAGACCTTCACCTAGTACAAACCAAGCATGTGTATGGCCACTAATATCTCGGTCATTTTGGCTGTGCGCAGGTATAAAGCCATCATATCTAAACGGTAATGACACATTAAGTCTATAAGGTCTCATGTATGCATCTTGACCCATATTGTATTGCCACTTGTTTACATATTGAAATAATCTGTTGCTCTTTGAGAGTGCCCGGTTGTCTACTTCTTGTAGTCTTTTATACTCATTATCAATCGTTCTAGACTGTAAAGTTAGTAGGTCTACGCTGTCATATAGGAACTCTTCGTTAATTGAAATACTATTAAAGTAGTTAAGCAATTTTGACCTAACGACTTCTTTATAGTCAGCAAGTTCTGTTGCTGTTAGTGCACTTTCAGAACTGGCACCTGCCCAATTTACTGCATCACCAATATGATCTGGTGATGCAAGTTTGTCTAGCAACCAGTCTCTATACATGTCAAGGTCAAAGTCTAGTACTTCGCTATGATCTGATGCTGTTTGGTCAAAATCTAGGGCTCTATGCTCTTGTATTGAACCCAGTATAGGCTGGCTTCTAAGCTCTTTAACAAACCAAATATGATCTGGCTCAACTGTGTGATCACAATCCTCATCAAGTTTGTATAACCAGTCACCCTTCCAATTCGAAACCTGAACAATTTTACTCTTTTTCTTTTCACCTGCGCTGTTAAGGTACATAAGGACAGGGTACACTTCTGGGTTTATAAATTCATTTAGTACAACTGTTGCAAGACTACCACCAATAAAGTTGTTGGCCCATGAAGTCTTGTCATATGCTGGTTTTCGTACAATAAATGCATTGGGTACATCAATGCTTAACTGGTTAAATCTACCTAGTCTTGAACCTGACTCTAGTCTGATCCAACCATTAACCATTTGTGCAGTAACTGTTGACTGCTGACCTTTGTAATTATTGTTAATGTCATTTATTAATAGTGCTGTTGTTTCTTGTGCATTACGACCTATATTGTTAGCTGTGAACAACACACTATATTCAACTTGGTCTTGCAGTAATATTTTAAACTCCTGACCCAGTGCAGGTCTAAGTCTAAACTTAAATTCTAACAGTGCAGGCTTTTGTGCACCAAAGCTGTTAGCATAACGACTAAAAGATTGTTCATAATATGTTGACTCTTCATCAAGTTGACTAAACTTGTCTATGCCTGTTTCAGTTTGGATAAGTCTAATAGCACCAGAACCTTGATATTCACGTAATGTTTCAAAATCAACATCGTTTTGTTTAACATAAAAACCAACGTATCTTGCAAATTTGTTGTCTGCTGTCGAGTCTGTAAATGCAAACTCTAAATTTGCTATCGATGAATACAAAAGACCTTGTCTTTTAAAACTATTCGTAATCCAATTGTCAAATTCAGTTATTGTTGTTTCGTTTCTAAGTAGTTGTTCTATTGTGTCCTCTTCAGCCCTGTTCCATTGACCAGTCTTAACATTTAATCCAACAGTACCAATACCTTGATCAAATTGAGCGTCTATTGTTGTCGGTTCAAGCTGACTAAATACAGACTTTTTTATGATGTCTAGGTTTTGAACATGAACAAGTGTGCCTTCATTTATCCAGTGTGATACTGGAGAGTCTTGATCATATGCAAGGAATTGAGTTTCAGGCACACGAAAGACAACAAACAGGTCAGGCCATGCTTCACTGTCTTGTCCAACATGAATAGGTGCAAGGAATCGCATATTTTCATCAACCAGTTGAGACTCTTCTGAATAGCAACCCCAATTATATATTTGCTGGTATTGCAATGCAAAACTATCGTTCGGGTTAAATTGTGACTCATCAACAACATCATACAATATGTTAATGTCTGTAAATTGACTACACCAATTTCTAACGTTTGTGCCATAGGCAAGCTGATTGTTCCATTCAAAGCCTTTAAACAATGATCTGGACAAGTATTCACTTGAGTTTATTGACTCTATAAACATCTTAGACTTAGAGTCGATAACTATTTTTATGTTACCGCTAAGACGAGGATTTGTTTTATTTAATGAAAAAGTTGACATACATGTGGCTTTATAGTATATATATCTTTAAAGAAAAAAGACGTTTAAGAGTCTTACTCGTCATCGTCTTTGGACTCTTCAATGTCAAAGTCTTCTAATGACTCTTCATATGGCTTGTCTTCATCACTTATGGTGTCATCTTCATCTTCATCTTCATCATCTATGTCGTCAACACTAATTGGTGTTGCTACAACAGTGTCAGCATTTTTAATTGCATTGTCTAGTGACTTTGAACTATCAGCAATATGCAACATTAATTCTCTAGTACCTCGAACAGGCATTGATGTTGTAAACTCTTCTTCGTTTGCTGCCTGCCCTATTTTCCTAGTACTGTCTTGCCTGCTCCTTCCTTCTTGAATTTCAATTTCATGTAGGTCATCAGCCTTTGACAGTGATATTTCTTTTTTGATAAACTTGAAATATTCAGGCAGGGTTCTAATGTATCTTGATATTTCTAGAGTTATGCTTATTGTTGATTTTTGCATTTCCCTAATTGTTTCGTAAATGCTGGGGTCCATGTAGCCTCCAGCATCTAACTGCCTCATTAGACTGTCAATAATATGCTCTGAATATTTTACTTGCTTCATTAGTACAACAAGGTTTGTTTTTTCTGCATGACTAATAGACGATATGTATTCACTATCAGCATCATCAGTAACCTTAATGTATACGTTACAAATTTGAACAATAAGAGCCTTAGCTTTTTCTTCTAGTTCAGTAATTTTAGTTTCAACATCAAAAGTTTCATACTTTTCATATTGTTTCATGTCACCACCAGTGCCTAATACGTCTTCCATTTGCTGGAACATATCATCACCTGGGTTTCTTGTGTCCTTAGCCATATTTTTATAATTATTTAGTTTACGTCAGTGGTTGGTTCTGACAATGTTGGTATTGCGTTATCTAAAACATAGTAGGCAGAAGAGCTAGGCAATAGGGTAGACAATTCAGCAATCATTGCACTAGGTGCAATAAACTGCTTCCCTACTCTAATGTTTGCACATTGTAACTGACCCATAATGTCAAGACTCGTTGGTCTTTCTATTTCAATTGCATTAGTATCACTTACTTCGAAAAGTTTATCTAGGTTAGTGTCAAATACAGTTAGTGTAACTATTTTTGTTTCGGCTAGTGCCTGCCAATTCATAACTAGCCCGTAAAAAGAGCCAAGCTCTAGTGTAGTGTTTGGTACTATGCTACTGGCAACAATTAACAGTTCATTTTTCATCATAACACTTGGTCCAGAATTTGACCATCTTAGTGACAACTCTCCAAGTTGTGCCATGACCTGACCTTCTACAGTTGGCTTAAACCAGGCAATTAGGGACACTTGATTTGCAGTCGCAACAAAAGGATAGTTAAACGCAGCAGTGTCTATCGCAACCTTGTTCCAATTGTAAGAATATCTTATCGTATCAAGGTCACCAACACTAATACCGCCAGTGGCAACAGCAAGGTCACGATCATCCAGCTTAACTTTAGCAAATGGCTTAACTGCATCAAACAACTCTTCTTCTTGCTTTTCTGATTCAAAATCATGAGCAAAATCTGCATATTCGCTAAGCTTAGCGAATGCATCATCATCTTTGTTAACACTTGCACGGTTTTCGTATCGAACTAGATATGCTTTCCAAAATGGGGAAACGTTCATAAATGTATCACCGCTACTGGCCGTGTTAACTTCGTACATTCTATTTGTTAGCGGTAAGTACAAAAAGTCATTAGCGTCAGGTTGACTTGTACCAAACACTTCTTGCCAGACTTCTTTTACTATGTGAATTTCTAATTCGTCCTGGAAGTCAATGTCAAGCTCAGAGTAAACCATTCTGTTACCAGGAAGTTCGTTTTCATTAATAACAACTTGTAGTGACTTAAAATCTGCAACGTCTGACAGCCTGTATGACTTAAACGTAATGTCAGATGTTGACTCGTCTGGTTCAACTCTAAAATAAATGCAAATAAAGCCAAAAATATCAGATACTGACCTTGACATCTTATTGAACAACACCCTTTGTGGGTCAACGTTCCTATATGGATTAAGTAGGCCTTTTTTTCTTGTGTTAATTAGTACTGTCGATGAAACAATTTCTATATTTCTAACCCCAACGCTGACTGAGTCAAACTCAATTGAGTTTATTTGATAATTAGCAAAGCCTGTATCAGAAGCAATCTTTACTGTTGTAACCTGAACTCGTAAAAATACATCAACTGAACCCCAACCAACATCGCCTGCTGCTTCTGCCAAACTGTCTTCTGCTGTAGTCCATTCAGACCAGGTTGACTGATCTAAACTGTAAGACCAAAGTAGTACTGTTGGTGCAAAACCTGACATGTCATCAGATATGGCTATTGTGTCACACGTCAACACGGATTCAAAATATAAAATTCGTGTGCAATCTGTTGTTGTTTGATACAATGCCATAGTCGTTGTTTATGTAATATATATCACTGCACAAAAAGAGGCAACTTTAGATAAAAAGTCGCCTCTTGTTGTGCCCTACTTGATTCTTTACTTTAAGTCTTTAAACAATCTAATATTTGACTTGATAACAGACAATATTGCATTTGCATCTTTACCATTACCAATTACTTTACCATTAACTAGTAAGTCAAATTTATTAATTCCTGTTTGTTCTGAACGTGACTTTTCATGATAGTTCCAGTTTGAATTTGATACCCAGCTAATAGCTGTACCGTCTCGTAAGTCAAAAGCCCATTTCTTTACAATGTCTTGCGCTAATCGTTCTTGCGTTCTAGGTTCACCAACAATCCATTCACTATGTACTTCCATATTGGCTGGGTCAAAAATTCCATCGTCAACCGTATAAATATAAAAGTATCCACTGTCACTAATCTCAATTTTTTCTATGTTGGAATTTTTATTGTCCATTTCTTTTTCGACTTGCTTAAGCACTTTACTGTTTAAGCCTCTACTGCCTATTGAACCATCATCAGTCTGTAGTGCATCCTTAAATTTAGACAAGTTATCGCCAGGCTTTAATGTTGTGGTTGCAATAAAATTAGCAGCCTCTGATACATGAAAGCTTTCGGTTATGTGTTGTTTTAATGTTTTCATATTCTAAAAATTAGTACGTATTTTATTTATGTATTCAAAAGTGTTAAGAGTTACCATCCTTTCCTACTGTAGGGTTGCTGAGTATTCTTGCAAGCGTGTGCCTCATTAAAGATTTCATATTTTCATTACGCTAATTTAATTTAACTAGGCTAGGCATAACCTTAGCACGATTTTTCCATACAAGTTCATTACTAAGACCTGCTTGTCCTGAACCAAAGTTTGTCATCATCCAAGCAGAAGAACCATAAAGACTAAGTACATTTCTGTAACGAAAACGTTTACCGTAGTTAAGTGCCTCTTGATGTAGGTCACCTTTGATAACATGACATTCGTACTCTAGTAGTTTGTTATTAATTAAGTAGTCATCAAACCATGATTCTGTTTTTTGGTCTAAATTTAGTGGCAGGCCTGATTTCATATCTTCCTCGTCTTTACCGTGAGTTAATAGGAATGCATGTACACCATAAATGTAAGGCTCTACAAATTTAGTACTGATAGTTGTCTTAATTTGTGGGTATTTAGTGTTGAGCCAAATTTCAACTGTTCTGTTGACAATATAACTAAATGCACCACCATGATTGTCGTTTGAAGTACATATGAATTCATACTCATCTGTATAGCCAAGTGCGATTATTGTGTCAAACCATTCAATCATTGTTACAACATAGTTGTCAAAGGTTTCCCTGTTATCCATGTTTTGTGGTAGTGAATGTGCACTTTTTCTTGTTGTTTTACCGTCCCAACCATCAACAGGATCACCAAGGTCACATATAAGTATTTTGTCGAGCGTGCCAAAATATGCAACTGTATGCTTTAAGTCTTCTAATGATTTCATTAGTCTAGAACGTAGCTTGTTGGCATCCCAGTCGTTTTTATATATGCTGTTGTCTCTCGTTTTGGCACCAACGTGCTTGTCTGCGTAATACATATGATAACCAATGAGGTCTTCTGACCTATCGATTTCCGGTATAGTAACTGCTGGAATTTGTACAGCAAGACTTGTTTTTAGTCTTTCAAAGTATTCATCTAATTCTAATTCGGTGATTTGAGTAAAGTCACATACAACGTTCCATGCTTCTTGCCCGTGATGATTTACAAATTTAGCGCTTGTTATACTATTTGTTGGTATGTGATAAAATTCACAATACTCATCGAATGTTTTTGGATCGTCGAGTTTATCTAAATCACTGTATTCGCTAGTTGTCGTTGTACTTTTTGGTTTTATGATTAAATTTGGCGGTGTACCGCGCAACATTGCCTCTATTTGCTCTTCGCTAAATGATCGTTCTATAAAATTCGCAACTGTGCCTCTGTTTATTCCTAGTGTCCGGGCAATTGAACTTCTAGACTCTTTTATGCTTTGTGGGTTAGTGTTAAAAAAATTAATAAGTAGATTGTCTTTAGTGCGCTTATCTTGCATTTAATGTATGTTTGTATTTACATATTATGTATTACAAGACGCAATTCTTTACATAATTAGCAACAAACTGTACAAATGTTTGCATTTTTTGCAATATGTGCAACAGTTTGACTTTTTGCTATGGCTCAACCTTATACATTTCGTTATAATTAATGCTAGACTTTCGTTAATTTAATAAGTTCATTGTATTCTTCAACCCATTTAATTGGTATTTCCATTTCAGCATCATAGTATCTTACTATCGCTTCTCTTATCTCATTAAGTCTTTCTCTTTGTCTAATCGATTTAGGTATTAATCCTATTAGGGGTTTAATTGCTTGTGGCTTTCTTATCTTCATCTTATTTATAAATTTATAGTTAATTAACCCGCACTAATAATAACACCGTATAAAGTTAACCCTGCGGGTCGCTATCGCTTAACCTTATGCAATTCGTTGTAGGCAATTAACTAAGAGTGCAAATCCCACCATTCAACAAATCCTTCGTAGGTCATTTTATTAGCACACTTATAAGCCTTATTACTTAAACTCTTAGGTAACTGTTCGCTGTGCCCTACGACAACGGGTATAGTTAATGCTAACTTTTCGTTTTTCTCAAAAATTTCCTGTGCTTTAGAAAAACAAGAAAGAATAAGTAATTCGTTTTCTTGATAGACTGTGTTTTCAGGAGTATTTAAAGACCTTACATAAGCCTTTATCTCATTTCTTGTTTTTTCAATTACGTTCATATTTAAAATTTTAGTTATTAATTCCGCACTAACCATACCCAATGCGTTGTAGGCAATAAAAAATTATTAAATAGTTATCGTTTGGTCATTTTTCCAATTTGGAGGGTTGTTAAATATTACGGAATTATTTTCTTTAAGCCATTTTTTGTAAATCAATATGCCATTTCTATAAACATATACTTCGTTACCTATTTTATCTGAGTGCATCATAATTTTTAAAGTGTACAGCAACGTATATAATTAATGAGTTGTTTGTTAATGTTATTGTTGCTTTTAGGGCTTGTTATTAAAAAAAAGCTACACCCATTTTACAGCCTGTTGAGTGTAGCCAATATACTGAACCAAATAAGTTTCGATGAACCCTTTAACATCAACTTGTACGGGCAATATATTTTTATTTAGTCATTAAACGTTTCTGTACGTCCTGAAAGTAATTACCTTTCCTGTTTCTGTTCCTTGAATAACCACTACGTCATAGGCTTAACGCTTTTTTCCTATTTCTTTTTAGGTTTAACTGCCATGTTAATCTTAACCATCTCTTCATCTAGTAATGGTATAATCAGTTCTGGTTCTATTTGCACCAAAAAATCAAAGCTTTTTTGTTCTAAACCGTTGCTTTTCATAAATTGATCTATTAGCCATTTTGGATATTTACCAGTTTCCGTAGCTGTCTTATTGTGTACTACTTTAGTATACGACCAGCCTGGTTGCCTACCGTTATGCTTGAATGCATTATGTAAAGCATCAATAACATGAACATTGTGACTCCTGTTAAGTACCTGCACGTATTCAGGGTACTTTATTGCCAATAGTTGCATTATCATGAATGCATGACCTAGTTTGACTTTGTCAGTTAGTCTTTCCCATATGCCGTCAGTACAAAAGAACGCAGCATAGAAAGGAAAAAGACCAATAGAACTTATTATATCTTGCTGTTCTGTCATTATCGCTGTATGAACTGGATAGGTTTGCCACTGCCGTCAACCAATACAAAAAACGTTTCCCCGTATGCCCGTTTTTGTTCAATGCGATAATTACTCATATTGTCAACTTCGATGATGTCATTGTTGATAACCACTGGAACAGTGTCTTCGTTCATTGCAGATGCTGTTATTGATGCAACAGGCATTACGCAATATAACAATGCAAGTACTATATAGTGTTTTAGATTAATCATTTTCGTTTATGTTTATTTCTGTTTCAATTATGGCAATCGATTTGCCTCTTTCTCTTTTTAATTCTAGACCAAAAGGCATTACTGCCTTCTTAATGCTATGCAAACATTGATCAATTGATCTTTGTGTTTTCCAGCCTGCATCAGATTGCCAAATTTCATTAGCTATAGTTGTAAATTCTACTGGCTGTGGACTTTTTTCGACTAGCATCTTAAGTAGCATTACGTTTTTGGTTCCTGTAACGATTGCATCTTCATTGATGACTGACCTCGTACTTATGATTGCCATCATACTGGCGCCTTTGTTTAAAAATTGTATGTTTTCGAGCTTCATTACTGTGACTTTTAATTGTTCTGCACAAAATGTGCAATTAACCAATATCTTTTGGTGTTATATAAATATATAAAAAATAGACCACTTAAAGAAGTAAATAGGCAAGTTTGTTATAAAAATGTATAAAAAACTTGCCAGTAAGTCTATTTTGCTATTACTCTGCTGTCAGTTTTGTTTTCTTTGATAAAAGTTTTTCGATGTTGAACAAAACCGTTAAAGTTACCAGACTGACCTCCTTTTGTCATTGCAGTGGCACAATGTTCAAACGGCGACCAGTGTCCCATTTCAGCTAACATATCGTAAAGCTTAAGGTCTGCATAGTAATCATCTTTACCTTCGAAATTTAGATAGCTAACTCTGGCACATCTTGCTGTTGCAATTTTAACCATTGCATCCTTAACTAATACCGAAACGTCTGGTGCATCATAAAGCTTAAACATTATTGTCTTTAGTCTTCCAGTATCTAAATTGTTGCCAAACGGTATATGCCATTGACCAGCCATTAACATCTTCGGTGTACTGGCATTAAGTGCATCCAGTGCCATTTCAGCAAGCTTTGCTATGTGTATTTCTGCAGCAGGGTGTGCACGTAATGCGAAAAAGTTTTCTAATTCAGTACCAGTTGCAATGACTGTGTGCCAAAGGAAAGGTTCAAGTAGTCTATTGCATAATTGCTTTGTCACACCACCATTTGGGTATGCACTTAGTTGCTCAGCATGTAATGCTGCTGCAGTTCTTGCCAATAGCCATTTTTCTGCTAGCATTTCAGAGTCAGTCTCGCTGTGATATTCGGTGCCTTGCATGCCTTTGTGCTCTTTTTGCCAGCGAATCGGCACGAATGGTGTAGCTCTAACAATTTCCAACATGGTCTTAATTGGTATTGCTCTAGAGCTGGCGCTGTTTCTTGACAAGGCCCTATGTGTATTAAATTCTGCCAGTACTATTCGAGGCAAAGTAAGTACAAAACTTGTTATTCTGTCTCCAGTCTGTTCATTTTTACTGTCAGCAATGACAGTTGCGTCTATTGCTTGATAATTGTGATTTGCTAATTCGTTAGCCATGTTAGTTCTTGTGTTTAGTTCTTGTGTTTAGTTCTTGTGTTTATCCTCTTTATGGGTAATGTATGTAGTATTCACTAAGTCTTGTTAGTAGACCCGCATTAATTTGCCTCTTTAGTTCTGCCATGCCATATACAACATGTAACTTTAGACTATTCGCAACGTAGACTTCATTGTCAGCACCATCAGATTTACCTTCAAGTCTTAATAGTATATCGCAAGATTTAACCCATTCAAGGTCAACATCAATCCAGTCTTCGTACGGTCGAGGGTGCACAAGGTGTTGGAAATGAGACATTAGCGGTGCAAACGGTACTAAACCCATGTCCATAAGTTCATCAGCGGTGTCCAGTTGAACCCGAACATTTACTGCTACATCTCCAATTGTGTATGGACTTGCTATGTAGACTTTTAGTTTATCTGTTTTCATGTTTTTTCTGTTAGGTCAAAGCCAGCAAAGTAACTACCTGCTTCAACTTCATTAATAGCTTCTAATATTTTTTGATAATTTGTACATTTACTGATGTCAGCCTTTATGTGCTTTTTATCATTCCATGCCCGGACGAGCGACTGGCTAATTTCTTTTGGTATTTGCTTAATGCTAAGATGTTTTAACTTTAAACTTGCAGTATAAACTTTCCAGCAATGATCAAGGTCTCTAGTCTGTTTTGTTACTTGCAACAGGGCGGTTATAAATTCAAAAATAAGCTTTTTATTATAAATCATGTCTTCAGTAATATCGGTGTAATCATAACCTAGTTGCAACCAAGCCTTTGTTATTTGCTTATCTGATGGTCTATACTTTCTTTTACCTGTTGATGACAACCACATGAATAGTTCAGGCACGTTATCTTTTGGATCACCATGTACTATTTTAAAGAATAGTGACTTCATTGGATTAACTCTTGCAACAAGGTTTTTGTCATATGATTCTAAAACAGCCTTAAATCTATCAGGTGCTTTACCGCCAAAGACATCATCTAAAGTTTTAATCGGGTTAACTGCTGTTGCCTTACCACCTTTAAGTATGCAAAGCTTTCTTTGTGGAAACTTCATTAAGTGACAACTGTCAGACACTAATTGTATGTAGTCACCATCAGAAGACCATGCTAGACATTGCTGCCCCATTTTACCTAAGATTAGACTAACAATATAAACACCATCATCTGCTTCAGCCTTTGGTGCTTTTATAACTGGTATACCTAATGTCTTTTCGCATCGATCACAAAATTCATCATATGCTGCATAGAATGCACCTACATCATAAGACTTGTCACCTCCTCTATTTGCTTTGTATACTTCTTTGGTGCCATCTTCTTTTTGTGACTCTATAGGATAAACAGGTGTAATGTCTTTTCTCCAAGAAGACCAGTCTCTTGCTACAACGACATGGCTAATAAGTCCACCTAGTGATCTGATTTCAGCAGCCATTGATTTTGCTGCTTCTGTAAACAAGATTTTCTTATCTGCTTCTGGATCATCGATAAATGTTAGGTCTATAGCAGTTCTTAATCTTTGAGCAAAGTAGTTACCATCAATAGTTAGTGTAAGCATATTATTATTTTATGTTTTTTTGGTATTAAAAAAATATAACAATGTTGTGTTATTGTTTGCTGCCACTATCGAATGCTGTGTAGCTACTACCTGTTGCAATTTTAGCATCATTAACTGTTGCATGGTCATCTTCAAACTTTATGTGTCCCATGTTGAGTGCGTGATTGTAAACAACACCCCCATATTTGGCACCAAGGTTCCAAACTGCTTCTGTTCTATCATCTACTGTTTCCTTTTTACCTGTTACATAATGTATGCTGTAGCTCATAATTTTATATTTATTTAGACCAAGCCTCTATAGTTAGTGGCTTATTGCTGTTTAACATTTCTGCAAAAGTTGGTAGCTTTATGAAAAGTTGCTTGTCTTTTGTCTCGAGTGTTTTTCTGAATTCCATCAATTTTATGTATCGATCGTCGACTTGTTTAGCACGCTTTAACTTTTGCCCTATTATATAAGTCTGAACTAAAAAGAACCCCGTTACTATAATAGCAACTATTGTAACTGCAATTTTAACTTGTTCCATAATTGGTATGTTTTATTGTTTTGCATCAAAGATGTAATTAACCAAAACTTTTGGTGTTATATAAATATATAACAATTAGTGGTTACATGACAACTTAAATTGTTAAATTTTCAAAAGAAAATTGTTGCTTTGCATAAATTTTCAAAAGAAAGTTAAGACTGCTGAGGCAATAAAGACAGCAGCTGCATAGTACAATACCTTTCTGTCATTTTTATTTTGTGACAGTTGTCTTTTTTCGAATGCTATCAATTGTGAATTCTCATTCGATTGTAGTATGTCTAGTAATTCTTTAGTTGTCAACTCATGTTCGTCAAGTATTTCGTGTGTACCATGCTTACCACAATCAGACCAGAATAGCATGTTAATGTTTCCAGTATCAGTATTGTGTTTTATATCGACAGTGTATTTTTGTTCTTCTAGTTTTTTATAAAGACTCATGATTGTGTGCTTTTTATAATTAATGAATAATCAATAGCAAAATGTAATAAGTTTTGCCTTGTTTTTTTGCTATTAGGGTAACGCTTTAGCATACCGCCGTGCCTAATACCAAATGCTTGCCATCGGCGAATTTGTCTTGCATCATCAATAGAACGCCGACCGTAATAAAAGTTGATATACCAGTTAAACCAACCGTATGGGTCTTGATTTCGTAGCCAACCAGCATTGAGCCAATCTGAGTAACTACTGCCACTAAGTACACCGTGAAGATTGGTAGACTTTACATATGAAGCAGATCGAATGCTTGACCAGTTATCTTTGCCTGATGTGTCTTGAAATTCATCTAAGAATTCACCAGGAACGTAATCTTGCCATGAACCTGGTATAATATCATCGAGTAGTGGATTAAAATAATTGCCACCAAAGATGCCTTGCCGAACCATTTGTATTGGTGTATAGTGAGGCATAAATTGTGGAGTATCGGGAAATAGTAAGGCCATGTTATTATGTTTTAGTGTTATATAAATATATAACAATTAGTGGTTACATGACAACTTAAAGTGTTAAATTTTCAAAAGATTTTTGTTGCTTTCGTTTAGTATTTTGATTGCCATAGTAGCGTTAGCAGCAGTAAGACCTAGTATACCATCAACGTTTATGTATTTACTTTTTTGTTCTAGTAACATGTCTGTGTCATCGTCAAGTATAACATAATTAAAATCTACACCAAGATCAAGCTTTTTCCAATCTTTGCCCATGTTTGAATGTATGTTAGTGTCAATCCATTGCTTGATTTCTACACCTCTAGGGATAGAAAGATGAACACCTGCACCTCGTTCTAAATAGTGATATGCTCTAATAGTAACACCAATTATTTTATCGCAAAACTGAAAGCCTCGACTAGCCATGTACAGTTTTGTGTCGTGCACGGTTTCCTTTCGCCAAGATGAAGACATAACAATCATAGCACCTGTAGTGTTTAATATTTCACCAAGTCTTGTTTGTAACTCGTCACTTAGTCCCCATGCATGACTTTCAACTGGAACAGCAAGCACACCATCAATATCCAAAAATATCAACTTTTTCATTATAATTGTCTTATTTGTTCAAGTACTTTAGTCTGAAGACCTCGTGTTCTAGAGCGTGGCGGTAACTTGTCAATGTTATACGACAGTGTGTCAGCTGCTCTACCTTTTGCCCATTCCCAAAGTGAACTATTGTTAACTGAGCAACCAAGAAAACCTAGTGGTTGATAAATAATATTGACTAAGAATTTTGCTTCTGCCTGTATTGCTTCTTGTTTTGACATAGTTTTATTTTTATTTAAAGAGGTCTGACAACGCATTAGCTGCTGCCAATAAGGGCAGTAACGGATTAATGCTACCAGTATTGGCTTCGTATAGGTATTTGTGTGTAATTACTGCAGCCGGTAAGGTTTTAGATTGCCATTTTTCGGTATTGTTAAGATACTCTAAAAAGTTGTTACCTAAAGAGTTAAGACATTGCAATTCTTTACCACTATGGTTGCTCTTTATGTATTTGTATAGTGCTTCAGGCCTGTGCTCATTGATAATTGTTTCGTATAGTTCTACGTTTTCACCACCGTAATTTTTAGATACGTGATCAATAGTAATTACACTGCCTTCTTTCATAGACCTTGTGGTCTGGTACAAAAGATTAATTATTTGACGAAGATCAGGATAGACTCGTTTTAGTATATACGTTAGTGCAGGTGCATCAACCTTAAAGTTGCCTTCTCTTTCAAGAATCATTTGTATGCGCTTAACGTATTGACGTTTTTGTTCAACTTCTTCTGTATCAGAAAAGTTAAAGTTTATCGTTTCTAGTCTTGATTTTAGTGGTGCATCTAGTCTTTCAGGATGGTTTGATGTAAAAATAAAAAACACATTATTGGCAAACTTTTCAATTGTTGCCTTTAGTGCTTTTTGTGCAGCAGAACTAAATTGCTCTGCTTCATCAAGTATGATAACCTTTTTGCTAAGACTTTTAAGTGAAGCAGTACTGCCAAAGTCTAATATTTTACCTCTTACGACTTCGATACTTGTTTCGGTACTACCATCAATAAATAGTGCACTTCGACCTTGAGCCAAGATATGGGCCAATGTGGTCTTACCTAAACCAGCACTACCAACAAGTAATAAGTTTGCACCAATATCACCATCAGAGAATCTTGTTCTTATTCTTTCTGGTATAATTAATGACTTTAGCTGCTTAGGTCTGTACTTTTCAACCCATAACTTTTCAGACAACTTTTTTACTTTTTGTTGCATAACTTGTGTAATTTGTATAATGTAATTAAACTATATTGCCATAAACTTGCTAAGCAATTAAAATTTACGCTTAATAAGATTGTGCGTAATGTCAAATGGTTTACTGAAGTCACTACTGTTTACTATTTTTGTATCAGTAATGTCTTGCGTGCACTGATCTATTGTCATACCGTGATCAACAAAGTGACTAGAGGCATCATTAGCAACCGTTGACTTAAGCAGTCTAATGTTAAGCCAACTAGTAGTCTTAACATTAGACACCTTCTACTGAATATGCAACCAGTCGACCAGTCTGGTCGTTGTCAATTGCAACATAAAGGCTAAGACTGTTATCAAATTTGACTTCCGTAAGACCATCTTTTATATTGACGTCGTAACTTCTTGCACCAATGTCTTTGGCTATTAACTTAAAGTACTTGTCGAAATGGCCTTTTGTGACTGAAATTGCTTCTGTGATAAAGCTTTCGTTAATGCGTGCTGTTAATGATTTCATATGTATACACCATGTTAATAATTGTCATCTAAATAACGCCTTTAGATGTTTGCATAATTGTGTCGACACCGACAGTAAACTGAACATTTATAGACCTCGTCAACAAAAAGCAAGTAACACAAAGCAACAGTGAAATACCTATTGCTACTAATGACCAATATGTCACTTCGTTTACTTGCAACAGTAGACTAAGTGCTGTTGCTGAGACGATGACACCAATAGACAGTCCTTTTATTATAGTTATGAACATTAATAGCCTAGTCGCTGTAGTCCAAATTGACATAACGGACTTAAGTATCTCTACGTTAATTGTATTATTTATCTTTTTTGCCATTACAGTTTGTATTTAAGACGAGCATAAGAACTAATTAGTATATGCCCTGTTTTTGTTACGATTTTTGTTTCTAACAGTATGCTGTCATTGTTGTCATGGACTTTTTCTACGTGTCTATGCATTTCTTCCGTAGCGCGTTCACGCCGTATACCTCTACAGTCTGCTATTAAGCAAACGATTTCATATTGGCTTTGATTTTTTTTCTTTTCAAGCCAATTATTTTCAGCCACTTTATGACTTTCGATAATAGTAGTTATAATGTCTTCTTTAGGCTGAGCATCATTAATGCCTTGCATTATGCAGCTGCTAATAAAATTTTTAATTCTTTTCATAAGATTACTGTTTCGTGTTAATCGAGAATGTTACAACGCTAGTGACCGTTCAGTTACAACAGTCAATATATTTTGAAGTAATTCGAGTTCTGTTTCTTTACGTTGCATCTATAGTTTTCTAAAGTCTTTTTCGGCTACTCTTACTGCGCCTCTTATACCTATAGTACCATCCTTAAAGTCAAGTGTACATTCAAACTCTTCACCTTTCCAATGAGGGTAGCCTACACCATAACATCTAATTTTGTCACCTTTTACAATTTTAGCTGGGTAAACTAACCCAAATAGTGTATATAGCAAATTGCTTTGCCATTTTTTAAGTTTCCAAGTATCTATATATTTTGTAATCATAATCATAGTCAAAGTTTTTGCTACGGTTTATTGTTAATCGATGCTGCTAGTGCTTCGCATATGTCCTGAAAAACACTATGTATATATGTAATTTGATGCTTACAATCTGCAAGGCCATCATGCTTTGTCCCTATGAATACCGTTTCTTTTTTATAGTTACCGTTAAGTGCACTAATTGTTCTAACACATCTTTCGTTGTAAAATGCCCAAGGTTCAACGGTGTAGCCAAGTTTTTTGTATACAGCACGAACTTTAGCTGTATCAAAACTAGGGCCGTTACCCCAAACTTTAAGCTGTGACTTATCACCAAAAGGTGCAACAGACGTTAGCCAATTTAAAAATTGTCTAAATGCTTCATGCACTTCTATATATTGTTGTTTGTCGTTAAAAAATACAGTATTTTTTGCATCTTGTGATTGTTGTAACCACCAAGTAACTGTGCTAACATCAATACCTAAACCTGCATCCTGAGCACTTTGCATATCAATTCTAATATCAAAAGATTTGCCTAGTTCACCTGTTAGTGGGCAAAATTGCATTGCACTAATTTGAGGCATGATTGGTGTATCGTTTTTTGCGACAGTTTCAACGTCTATCATAATGTGGTTCATACCACCGTATTCTTTTTGTAATGTGTCTAACATAATTTTGTTTTTAGTCTTCTTCGTTATCAAGTCTTTTCTTACTATCACTTGGGATATATGTCCTTGTGCCATCGCTAACACCTGTACCTAGCATTGTATCGAATACTGAATAGTACAACTCGTTTCTTAGGTCTTCGACTACAGGTAGGCCTTGATCCAGTATTGTTGCAATAATGTTAAGATACAGTAACTTGCTGTATTGATGCAATGGGTGTTCTCTTAGCAGATTTACATAGTCGCTACCTGATTTAGCATTAACATCTGCTGGATATTTTGTAGCATGCTGTGACATGTTAGGGTTGTATGGTATTATTCTAGACCACTCTTTTAGACCCATTGTGAATAATAGAGCAGACAAAGTTTCTTTAAGTTCTTTTTGTTCTTCGCTGCTAACTGCGTTGTATGATCTATATAGTTGTTTGCTTGACTTTGTTTTAATTGGCCAACCAAAGCTAGTAGACTCGTTAGGTTTTGTGTCAATAATAAGTTGATCACAATTACAAAGTACAGGCTCTATAACAACTAAATCATTAACATCAATTTCTATAAATTTGTCTTGATCCTTAATGTCAGTAGGCCACATGAACATACTTTGGATATCTAATTTAGCAAGCATTTGATCACGCTTACTTTCAGGTATAATTATTGAGTCTACACCAACTGCAACTTCACAATACAATTTGTGTTTAACTTCTTCTGGTGAGTCAATAAAAAGTTTTTTGTGTTCGACGTCAGTTTGGGCTAGTAGTCTTGCTGCTATGCGTAGGCCATTTGCTGCTGCTCCTGGTTCTCTTTCCAATTCAATAGATTCTATATGAGCTTCAATAACAGTTTGTGGCAGTGCTACAATAGAGCCCGGTTTAGGAAATTCAGAAAGTCGTTTAAAACCTAATATGTAGTATTCTATTTGCTTGTTTTGCATGTGCTGTTGTTAGTAGTTATGATTTTCGGCTATTTTGCCAATAATTGTTGCATTATATTCAATGTGATGTTGAATTTTGTTTATGTCTTTTCGGTATTCACAAAATTCTTTGCCGTCTATTGATGCTATTATTTTAACTGCAGTTCGTTTGTCAGATACTCGAATAACATCCATTCTTCGTTCTAGTCCACATACACTGGATAATCCATATGTATATGTATCATTGCTTGCACTTTGGATAAAATGGTGTAAGTCAGCTAGCAGTCTTGGATCAACAGATTCTATTGGCTCAGTATATAGTTTTTTTAGTTGGGCATTGCAATTAACCTGAGATTCAACCAAATACATCATATCTTCATTTCGATACATTAGCGTTGCAAAGTTTTGCAATATTCTTTGTGCTAGCCAGTATGACTGTGATAATTTATCGCTGTATGATTCAAGATTGTGTGTTAATTGAAATCTTGTATATCTGTCTGTGCCTCTTTCGTCATATTTAATAGCATACACAAAACCTGTTTCAAATAGTATCGTTATTGATTTTTCATCAAATTCAATTTTACTTTGCCATTCTTCTTGCCCTTTAGTAAATGCTGATTTCCAGCAAATTGTAATATAGTTAGAAATGTCAATTCTAGACTCCTCTACGTTGTCGTATTGCTGTTGATATTGTTTAGTTTGTGTGCTAACGTCAATTTGAGTATCATTAGTCGGCCAACACATAAATTGCTTTTCCCTGTATGTAATGTATTCAAGAGCAGTGCCTATTGTGTATCTTTTGTGTTCTTGGTTTAGACCGTTAAATACTTCAGATATCTTAACGTATTTATTTGAAACTTGCATAACCTCTATTGAGTTATTACCTAGTGCAAAGGGTTTGCCAATTTTAGCTTTTAGCATTCTTTTCTTTCGATATTTTAAGCCGCCAGCTGTTAATGTTTCAAATTCTGCAATTAATGGGTCGTCTTGATGTGTAAGCATAGTTTAAAGTTTATGTTATGTTTCTAGTTGCTAATGTGTCTTCTGCCAATTTTTTCTTAACAGCCAGCCCAGCCATGTGGTTAACAGTGACCATACTAGAGAATTTCGTATCATTAATGAGAAAAGTGCAACGTTTAATAGAAGCATGTAATTCATTAGTCGTTAGCTCTTTTATCAGTGCCGTTGCATCATGTATGCAACCAGCAAATATTAGCCTTGATACTTCCAAGTTTTTAGTAAAATCTGACATTTGAAAAGTAGTTAGTAAGTTAGAAGTATGTTATATATTTATATAAATATAATAAAATAAGTTAATATAGAGCCACTTTTACGTACATATTTATTAACAAAATGAGCGGTTAACTTTAACATTAACCGCCGATTTGCGCAAGCAAAGAATGCAACAACTTTACTTACTTTAACAACCTCTTTATGACCTTAAGTCCAATGCCTGCTTAACCACTTTATCCATATCTAAGTATTGATATGTAGCAAGTCTTCCTAATAGTATGCCTTTTTGGTATTTTGAATTAAACAATGTTTCGTATTTTTTCCATAGCTCTTTGTTTCTTTGTCGACCTATTGGGTAATATGGTTCATTTTTGCCTGGCACAAAGTCTTCTGCATATTCAGTAGAAACAATAGTGTTTTTAGCAGTACAGTTAGGGTCAAAATGTTTATGTTCAATAGTCCTAGTGTAAGGCTTTTCTGGTCCAGTAAAGTTTACAACAGAAGTACCTTGAAAGTTATCAATAGGTAAAAGCTTATCAACAAAACGAACTGTTCTATACTCTAAGTGTCCAAATTCATAGTCAAACAATTCATCAATTGCTCCAGTATAAATAAAGCTATAGTCAGGTAGTCCACATGTTAAAATTTCATCTTTGTTTTTTAAAAAGTCACAATCTAATAGGACATCTATGTTATTTGACATAAGCATATTGTCAACCATTTCCGTGTAACCTTGTAGTGGTATACCTTGCCACTTTGCGTTATTAAAATATGTAGTGTCACAATTCCAACGAAGAGGTAAACGCTTTATGATTTCAGGCGGCAAGTCTGTTGCTTTGCAACCCCATTGCTTTTCTGTGTAGTGTTTAATCAACTTTTCGTAGACTGTTGTACCTACAATTGCAATAGCCTGCAACTCAAAGTTTGCTGGGTTTTCCGGTATGCCATCAGGGAAGTATGCAGTTGTTTCCTCCAATATTTTAGCCTTAACTGCAATGACTGTTTGTACATTAAACAATTGCATAAAAGTGACCATAGTAAAAGGTAAAACTACCGTTTCTTTGCCTGTTGCAGCCATAACTTTGTGTTCGTAACCGCTAAATGTACAAAATTGATTTAGGAATTCCCAAACAGTCAGTTCGTTAGTGTGGAACAAATGAGCACCATATTTATGAACGTGTATATCGTCCTGCTTTTTAGTATAAATGTTGCCGGCAATGTGTGATCTTCTATCAACAAGTAGGACACGTTTGCCTTTCATTGCATCAAGATGTGCACAAGTTGCGCCTGCTAAGCCAGCACCAATAATAATAGTGTCGTAGCCATTACCGACCAGTGAACTTACTCTTTTAATTTTTTTCATTTTGTGAATTTTTGCAATAATGCTTTATTTGTTTCTGTGAATTCTCGAATTCTTTTTCTTTTTGCGTTTAGCCTCATTTCTCTTTCTTCTGCAAACACTTTAGGGTCTCTTTCTTTTGCAAGCCATTCAAAATATGTACTAACCCAATCTTGAACAGGTGGTTCGGTATCTCTTGTGTCTTCTGCATTAGCGCCTTCTGCTGCTAAGTATCTAACTTCGCCATCTAATAAGTCAAGCAACATTTCATAATCTGCAAAAAATTCACCAGCCTGCCTTGATGGCAACTTAAAGAATTGCAAAGCAAACTCGTTAGCACGTTCAGTTGCCAATAATTCATAATCTAGCAATTGATGTGCATGTTTAGTTGAACCAATGTTGACCATACCCATTCTTAATAGTTCAGTTGCCTGATTCCCTATTTCTTTTTCGTTTAGCTTATATGAACTATATGACAAGATGTCACTTCTGCCATATTTGTCATTTAATATTTTGCAATATCGATAAAATCTAAGCTGACCACCTTGAGGTCTAATTGCTATTTTCTCGACTGATTGATGATGCACAAAGTAACCAATAATGTCTTCACTTTCAATATATGCACCGGGTTCGTTACTATGTAGGTCTTCTAAGAAGGCAACCATCGTAGCCTTTAAGACTTGATATGTTAAGTAATTATTGTTGTCATTTGCAACTAAACTATTAAAGTATTGTACAACGTCTTTTCTGTTGTTGTGTATTCTGTGGTATAAGGTAAACAGCTCAGGATATCGTTGCAACATTTTCATAACTTGAAATTGACTGTCTTCTCTGCTTTGCTTACGGTTACCCGGTGGCCAAATAATACGCATTTTTGTTTCGTATCTTCCTATTTCAAATTGTAATGTTAGTGTTGATGACTCATCGTAAAATTCAATAAACTTGTAGTACCACTTGACTCTAAGCTTTTGGTTAAAATGAAATCGCTTCAAGATGTCATTGAAAAATGACTTTTCAATATCACGTCTATCAATAAACCATTGATTATGACCCTCCATATGATCAATCGTTTTTAGCTTATTGTATGATACTGTGTAGTGCATTAGTTGAGCTTTATAAAAGTCATCCACACATTTTTTTGCTACATTTTGAAATTCACCAACTAGTAAGTATTTAGCATCAAAAAGGTAAGGCTGGACTGTTTGCATAGCAGTAATCCATATCCACGGATTTCTTACGTATTTTTTTGTTACTTTAGCATAGGCAGGGTCTATCTGTCTTTCGGTATGTATTGCTGAACTAAAATAGTCAATGTCACCAAACTGACTAAACAGTTCATGCAAAACTGATAACTTTACAGTACTAACTTCTTTTAGATATGCGTATGCCAGCTTTTTTTGTAGTGGAAAATGATAAAGATACAAATCAAGGTCAGTAGTAGTAAGACCATCTATCTGGTCTATGTCAATTTGACACTTTGTACGCAAGTCGCGTAGTTCGTAAATTTCCATAAATTAATTGTTGCATTTGTTGTTAGTAAATTTAACTATTTTGTGCTAGTTTGGTCTTGTGTAGGCATAAATATTATGAGATTAATGCAATATCTTGTGACAGGTGTGATTCAGACAATACGTTAACTTCATATTGGTCTTTATCATACTCTTCGTTTAGCAGTATTTTGTGGAAAATCTTGTCTCGTTTTATTGTTTGTTGTACGAGGTCGGAGTCAAACTTGAATATTTTTCTAAAGCTAATAGTTACATATTCTTGGCCAACATTTTTGTGAAACAATGTATCAACGAATTTACCAACAAGCAATTGCAATCCTTCTTGTCTTCTTTTTGACTTTAGCATATATTCTGTCATTTCATTAAATTGTTCCTGTAAACGTTCTTTAATGTCAAGCTTCATATTGTCATAATCCTCTCTTGTCAACTTTGTCTTTTCATCATTCGTTGCAACATATTTATACGCAAGCTTTAGTATCGACCTTGTGCTTGGTGACAGGGTATGCTTTCGATCATCGAAAAGTAAACCCATAAGTCTTTCGTATCTCTTAATATCTGTTTTATTTATTAGACCGCCAGATTTAAGACATGATTCAACTATGCTGTTTGTTGTCTGATGTGCATATAGTTTTCGCATTTTCTTTACGAATTTCTTTGCATGATCTAGCATAAGTTTGTGTCTTTTATTCCATGTAATGATAAAAGAACCATTAAGATAGTTAGGATCGTAACCAAGATGCAAACCAAGATCAGTAACCGGTATGTCATCTGTGTCTTTGTTATACTTTACATTTCCAGTTATGACCGCATTATAGACTTGATCTTGTGATAGAAAGTCAACTAACTCAATAAAAGATTCTGACTTTATTCTATCGTGTTCTGCTTTAGCCTCTTTCATTAACGATTGATACACGTCTATTTCATCATCAGTAACCTCTTCTGTCATTTTAACTGAAATCGTATATTCATACTTTCGTTGCAGACTTGTTTTAATGTACAAAAGTGAACGGGCAATTGTACTATACTGCAACTCAAACTGTTCTATTTCAAAAGCAGACCTAATGTATTTTATATTGCCTGCAAAGTCTTGAACAAAATACTTGGAAAACAATTCACCAAGGACTGCAAAATATTGTGACTTGTCTTGGATGACACGTTGTAGCCTAGCAATTGCCTGTTCATCTTCAATCATACTTTTTAGTTCATCATTGTATGTGTACTCAATTTGATTTGTATTAATGATGTTTGGCTTTTGCAAGCCTTCTTGGTCTAGTATGTCATAAAATATTTTGCAATTAATGTCTGTTGATCGCAATCTGTTATTGAATTGCTCTATTGCTTCAGCCGTAAAGTCATTTGAAAATACGATATTAAAGTCACCTTGATCCTTAATGTCAATACCAACAGACAAGTAGTCTGAGCAAAATAGAATTTCTATGTCATTAACTGTTGTGTCTTTATTAATTGCCTGCAAGAAATCCTCATCTGCATTTGCTCGCTTATAGTATTCATACTTAACTGTTCGACCTAAAATATGTTCTACACAGGCAACAACCTTTTTTGCGTAGGCATCACCTTTATTGGTTGGGTGTATAATCTTACCACCTGAACCAATAACACTTGCAATATGTTCAAATAGTCTAATATCTCTAGTCTGACTACTTCTGCTTAGTATGAATTGGGCCTCCTTTTTGTATGGGTGTAGTTTACGAACCTTAATGTAGTTTAGCAGCTGATAAAACTTAAAGTAGTCAATTTCACCTGTTAGTGTACCAGACATTAGTATAAACTTAGTTGTCGCTTTTTGTATAGTTGGTTCTTTAACAAAAGACATAAGACTTTGCACTGACATTACGCTTGACAATGCATTTTTAACTTCGTTCATATCCTCATGCAAATATGTGCGTATGTTTTCAATTGTTTGTGATACTACAGGTAATCTATACGTAGAAGTAAACAATAAATGTGACTCATCAACTGCAATAAACTTAAACATTGAATATTTAGACTTTGACATCATCGAAAACTTATCGAATGTCATTACTGCGCTTCTTCCTTTTCTCATGTCTTTTATAGACTTGTCACCATAGTAGACATCAAATAGTTCATTAATGCTTTCGTCTGACACGATCTTACTTTCTATTGTGGAAGTAAATGGTATGACTAGACAAACTGTTGCAGTTTTTGCCAACTGCTTAAAGAATTCAGTTTTGCCAGTGTTTGGTGCACTTTCAATAACATTAATTTTAAAGTCCTGCATATGCGAAATCATCTTTTTCATTTGCATCCCTAAATATTCGTGATTTGCAAGCTTAACGTTGATGTCAGGCTGGGTTTGTCTAAAACCATAGTCAGAAGTGTCCAGTGTAAATTTAAGTTGACTTACTGTATCGTTTGCAATTTCCGCTAATGACTCTTCTTCAATACCAATATGTAAACCTAAACGCTTAAGCTGTTTTATTGTATACAAGTCAGCATCTTTTCTGTTTACTACAGCAGATCGAATAAAGCTATTAATTGTTCCTTGTGTTCCTGTCTTTTTTGTTTGTAGAATGTGATGACACAATTGCCTACCCATTTCAGTATCACCGTATGCATATATAATCGTGTTGCAAAGTCGCCAACGTGTGTTGTATTTGTCACCTTTGTCTAGACTATCCATGTCAATAGCAGTTACACCATCAACTGTATCGTTTTCATCAATAATAATTTGTAGCTGACCTTGTTGCTTTTGTACTTCTACATTGTCATTGTCATTAACCGCATTGTCGTATGCCCAACTTTGATATTTATCTTGTATTGCTGGTAGCATTAGCCATGCATCGACTGGAATGTCAGCAACAGGCGGTATATGATAGAATAGCACAGGATACAGATCAATAAAGTTGCTGTTCCACCTGGCTTCAGGATCATAATTCATAGCAATACCTTGAGCCGGTCTAGCCAAAGAAGTATCAACGACCTGTTTATTTGTATAGATGTCATCAACTTTTGTAAACTTGTCAATACAGTATGCTATAGCGGCATGTTTTTGCATGTATGACATTCTATACCAGTACTTTGCGTTTTTGTTGTTTGCTTCTGGCTCAACAAACAAGTGGTGCATTCTTGATACTTTAGTATAAATGTGAAGACCGCGCTTACTGGCACTGACCGTAATACCAATTAGCCAAGGGTAGTGCTTTAGCTTATCAAAAAGTATGTCACGAATTTCGCTGGCATCTTTATAATTTTCTAAAAAGCTTGGTGAAAACTTAGTATCAATATCAAAAATTTGTAAACCCGACCAATGACCATAAACATCTTCACCAACAATACGACGACCAGTTGTGTTTGGCATAACAAGTGGTCTTGCTGTTTTGTTTCGTTGATTAATTGTGGCAGAAGACATCATTTCAATACATTCACCTAAGGTGTATTGTCTTTGCTGATGTTCGTAATAAGGTCGCTTTTCTTTTCCTACCTGCTCACCTTCTTTTACAGATTGTAGTACAGTTACAGTATTTGTTAGCGAAAAGTCATGCAAGTATAGTTTAAGCTTGGCATCTTCTAAGTTTTTATTGCCTTGATAGTATAGTATGTCGAAAACATTTTTTCTGCGATGTTCGATTTCAGCCCAAGCATCAACTGATGCGTCATTATGTCTAAGGTGTTCTATTCTATCACGAAGAAAAACTAGTATTTCATCAGGATTCTTAAAGTCTGTTCGGTCTTGAAATCCATCATGCTCAAAGTAAGGCTTGTAAGTTGGTACAATATCACGATCGTATCTATGTTTTACTGCCTTGTGCCATTTAAGATAATTGTCTAATACAACGTCAAAGTTTTCAGACTCTTTTTGTGACCAGTCATAAACATCTTGTACACTGAACTTAAATGGATTTGGCACATGTATGCCGTTTTCTTCAATTAAGATATCAGCACCAGTTCGCATTTTAAAATGCATGTCCTCTCGATCAAGGTCTTCTAGTCTTAGCTGATTATTTTCTTCTTTTTGATAAATATTTAGGGCTGAAAGCTTTTTGGTGTATGATGTTGGTTCCTTTTCTGGCATTTGCTATTTAGTATTTGTAAATTAAACAATATACTTGATATTGAGTTTGAATCAAAACTCATCAATTCTTGTAATGTATACATATTAAAATAATCTAACTATCAATTTGAATATGAAGCCACTGTCATTTTTCATGAACGAGTCACTAAAAAAGCTAAATTCAGCAACTGCTAATGCCATTAACGAATGTGTTATAGCAGCAAGACGTCTTACAATTAACGATAAAGGCGAACATGACGAAGCGGCATCAAAATCTTATGTTATTGTAAAGCATAGAGATCGAGCATACAACGTCAATTGTTCAATTGTCCATACAGTAATTAACGGCATGGAAGTTGTATACCTAAGAGATGATGATACTGGCTGGAGTGAAGGTATGAATGCTAATGGTATTTGTATTGTCAACTCATCATTAAGCCTAGCAGATGAAAACATAGGCACTGACAAAGGTAAAAAAGGTAAAGACGACAAGGCTAAAGGTAGAAAAGTTGATACTAAGACATCTGCTGACGGTGAAAAAATAATCAAGGCGCTAACAATGCAAACGATAGAAGATGCATTACACTTTGCTAAGACTTGGAAAACAGGCATCCACGGTAATACGATTATTGCTAATGACGATCAATTGTACACTATTAGTTCAACATCAGAACACCCTGCTGTTACAACTTCACTAGATGGCTTAGATACAGTGGTGTATACTAATCATTCAGATATTCATGCAGAGGCTGGCTATACAGAAGGTCCTAATTTTAAATCATCAACGACAAGAAAAACAAAATCTGAGCAAATACTAGGAGATAGTCTATCGACTGCTGACATTTTAGTTAATATGAGAGAGCAGCCATTTAAGTCTGAATCGAATCTTAATCCTTTAAGAACAACTAAAAAACTTGCAACAACATCACAAATGATTCTTGATCCAAAGAACAACAGCTTTCACCTTGTAATTATGAAAAACTACACTGAAAACTTTAAGGGCATTGTTGATCAACTGCCATCTGATTTTGAACCAAAAATTAAGATAACTTTCGAAGAAAAGTAAGAAAAACAAAAAAGACTGCACTGTACATTGCAGTCTTTTTTTGTGCTATTGTTTAGTTATTTTGCCAGTAGAAATAGCCCTGCTATTTTGATCAAGCAAAGTATACGAAGCAGAATTTGTGCTGTATGCAAACTTTGGTATCATAAAAGTTAGCAATTCAGACTGTTCGCTTTCAATAACTAACTGATCTATTTGCAGGAAAAGCTTGCTGTTACCTGCAACATCTTGTGCAACTGTTATTCTTGCAGTAAAGTCTGCATCAATCAATTGCAATTCTTTTAACGGTTGAGCAATGACATACACTTTTCTTTCTAGCTGAATAATGCGTGGCACTTCTGGTGATGTTACTATTTGATTTACTTGTCTGTTAACAACAGTTTGCAATATATCAGAAGTCATGCCTGTTAGTTCAATTGTTGCTGCAGCTTTAAATTTACCGACCTCGTTAGCAGTAACAACTATTGAATTTGAAGACTTATGCGTAAGACCAGTTTGTCTATTTTGTACTACAATCGTAACGTCAAGCTTAAAGTGATCAGCCTGCAGGTCACATAGAGGCCTTAGCAGCTGCCCATCAAAAGGCTGATCGTCGAATGCTCGCATTGCAAGCTTTGTCGTTGTAAGTAAAACATCTGAACTGTCATATGATGTAACAAGCACCTGATGTTCAACCCTATATGTTTCTTCTTCTGCTTTCAGTGTATTGAGATATGCAGTAACATCAAATCTTTGATGTATGAGTCTAGATGTAATAACAAAACCATCTTGGTCTAGTGACAGTTGAGCCACTAGTGCCTGTGTTTCGAATGTAACAGGAAAGCTTTGTTGATTAACAACTTGAAAGTTTAGTCTAGTAAACTGAAAACCATTTTGAGTAAACTGGTCTACAGCGTCAGCACCAAATGCACTATACTCTATCATGACCTCCGTAGGTCTACTGTTACCAAAAATTGCAGTTTTAACTGCATCAATTTCAGTAACTCCTGAATTAAGCAAATACTCAACGTCTATAAATTCAATCTTAATACCTTCATTCCAGACCTGAGACTCAAAAAGCTTAGGTGTTTGTGCTGTAACTGCGCTATCGTTTAAGAAGTCAACGACTGAAGCTAACGTAACTTCTGATCCATTTGACAGTTTGCAAAAAATACGTACATAGTGACCAAGTACAGTTTGGTCAGCCAAAGAGCCTTGACTAAAGTAAAGCGTTGCCTGCTTATATTCAATAACAGGCAGGGTACTATCGTTCAGCTTTGTTTGCAGTAGACTGTCGGTGTGATAGTCATCTATTGACAGGCCTTGCTCAGGATAAAAGTTTGCAGTACCAAGCAGGACATTAGAAAACATTGTTGCCAGTGCGCCACCTCTTGTCATTTGTTGCAATGGTGAAGTGTCTTCTTGAACTAAAAGTTTATCTTTACGTACTGCCTGGTTTGATTCGTACAGGTATAATTTTGGTGACACATCAAGGTCTCGAGCTATGTCTTGATCACTTATGTGTAGTGCGGTTAATTGCGAAAGTCTAATCATGTTATTTCTAGAATGTTAACGCCTTTCGGCAAGTTTAGATGCAAGGCTAACCAGTCAAAAGTCTCTTCAATGTTTTTGAAAAACCAAACATCGTCCTCAATAGTACAGCAACTGTGATCGTATATGTTGCATCTGTATATAGTGACTAGACTGTCCATAACCTGGCACTGTCCAACATCAAAGCAATTGCTGTATTCTTTAAATTCTAGATAGCCAAACATTTTATGTTCTATAGAGTCTTTACTAGCAAACTCCATGTTTACGAAAAAGTCATTCATTGTCTAAAGGTTATTTGTAATATGTATACTTTTTTGGAAAGTGGCTACTTTTCCCCACCCTCTAGTAGTTATGCTAGCCGAACAAGATTCGACTATATGAAACGATGCAAAATGCTATTGCTATTGCTATAATCCCCCATTGTGCCTTTTTATGTGTTGTCATGTTTCTAATTATTAATGATTTGATTTTCTGATATCAGTTTAAATAATAAATCCAGTGCAATATTTTCGTTCTTTTCGAATGTCATTATTGCAGCTTTAATGCCTTTAGTCTTTTTATACCTTGTGTCGAAATTTAAAAGGTAGCTGGATTCGAATGACTTAACCGTTTCAGTAGTAATGTTAATGTTGTTACAACTAATAAGTTCCTCTTCAAATAATGAAGTTGTTGTGTCTTTTCGTAATTCATTCTTAAATGTATAAGTTGACCTTTCCTTGTGTGCCAATATGATAACTTTGCAGGCCTGAGCAACCTTAAGGGTAAGCTTTGCTATTTCTAAGTCTTTTTGTAGTCTTTCGATAGTTGTCATAAGAGATGTATTAGTTTTTTATTGTTATATAAATATATAACAATTAGTGCATAAATGACAACTCTAAGTGTTAAATTTTCAAGAAGTTGTTACTTTGCATAAAATTTCAAGAAGTTGTTACGGCTGTTACAGAGTTTGTAACTTTGCCTCTAGTTTTTCTAACTTAATTGTTAGTTTTTTCTTAGACTTGATTAACCTTTCAATGTCTCTTAGTGTTGCTATTCTTTTTTTGTGTAGTGATTCAAGAATGGATTCTTCGATTTCTGTATTAAAGTCAGTTAGTTTTTGTTCTGTTGTAATAATAGTAGCGTTGTGGCTATCAGGATTAATGTCAGATAAGGAACTGTATCTATACTTTGCTCGTGGTGACCTTTCTATTGCTTCAGTATTAGACGTTTCGTTTAATATATGAAGTTCAGCTTGAGTTTTCACTATTCTTTTTTCATACATTTCAATATCAACTTCTAAAGATTTAGACTTTGTTAGACTTTTTAGTTTAAGCCTTAATTCTAAAAGCAATTTTGGTGTGTTGTTTGAATTTTTTGGTAAGTTTGATTTGGTTATGTAACGATAATGTAAACATTGTATGTTGTAGCCACCTGCATAAATAACTTCGGTGCTAAATGTGAATTCATTATGGCCTCTTTTACAAACTGAATTGATGGTTATGTTACAACCTTTGTCAATTTGGGTATCTATTGTAACTAATTGGTCAGATTCATTAAGCCATTTACCAACTGATTTAGTTAGTTTTGCTGAAACCATAAGTTTTAGCCATTTAGCTTCAAATGCAGTAAACTTTAACCCTTTATCTTCAGCTATTTTTTTGTTGTATGCAACAATTTCTTCTAATTGAGGGTTGATATGTTGCAGTATGTCGTTGTAGATCGTTGCCATAATTAGTATTAGTTTTTTTATTGTTATATAAATATATAACAATTAGTTGTTACATGACAATTTAAAGTGTTAAATTTTAACATTTAGTTAGGTTTTGCTACGCAATTTGCCATCGCTCGAAAAGAAAACTAAAAATAACACCGTATAAAATTAAAAGCGGTGTTACTGCTTTATAAATAGTTATTGTTTACATATTATCGTGTTGTCGACGTCAGGCAAACGTTCTATTTATACGCTTCAAATCTTATACAACACGTTATGTGCAAGCTATAACGTCCTTTAAATATTGTCCTGTGCTTAATTCAATCTTTTTACAACCATTCTGATTTTGCAATTGCTCTATCCATTCAGTCCAGTTATCACTCACCAGTTTAATAAAGCTTTTTGGACTTCCTCGTTGTTTATACCTTTCTATAAATTCTTGCTTCAAGTCAATATTTGGGTAAACAAGAGTAAAGTGCATATTTTCTTTAACAAGTGCATCTCTTACAACTTCGTGGCTACTTATTAATATAATGTCTACTTTACCCAAATTTGCCTTAATATGGTCTATGTAATTTTTAGGAAAAAAGGCTTTATCGAACTTACTACTATCACTATCTAAAACTTTTAGTTTAGAATGGTTGTAAATGTAACTTTTGCCAACTGCTGGAAAGCCTGCACATAACAACGTGTATAATTCATTGCTACTTTCTGTATTTTTGTAATATAATTGTTTACTCATAATTTATTGTATATCACCTCCTTGGGTATTGTATGTTTTAATGAAAAACCTGCGTAAAAACGCAATAAAATAAACGTTTGCTAAAATTATCCATTGTTATATAAGTTTTTAGTAAATGAATCAAATAAAGGTGTTTCAAATTTAACATCTTCAATATACTCGTCAAGCTCTTCTTTGTCAAAGTCGCTGAGATTGTAGAAATACTGCAACTAAATTTCAATTCGTTCATAGTTTTAGTATAAATTCTTTAACCACAAATTTTATTAACTTTTTAACATTAAATTCTATCTGTATAATATTAGTTTCTTTGTAAAAAGTTCCATAAATAAATGAATGTTTACTATGAATATTCTCGTTATAAATTTGTGCATTGTTTAAATCTAATTTATGCTCTAATCTAATTCCATATAAATTAGAGCGTTCAACGTCTTTAGGTAGGTAACCTCTTGTTTTTATATTCATCCTCTTGATATTGTTTTTAGTTTTCTAATTCTTCTATTTTTGCAGCTACTCTACTCATTTCTATTTGTATGTTTTCTAATTTTTCAGATAAATCCATCTCATCAAAATCAGTCATATCTTTTGACCAAGTTTTATCAAGTTTTACATATTTTTTATTTAAAGAATCGAATTTTTTATTTAAGTTGCTGATTGTCATGATAAGTGTTTTTCTTTGTTATATAAATATATAACAATTAGTGGTTATATGACAATTTAAAGTGTTAAATTTTCAAAAGAAAATTGTTACACTTTAAATTGTCAAAAAAGATATTATAAGCCTAAGTACTTTCGTACTGAATTATATCTTTTTTCTAGTTGTTCATTAATTGCAATGATTTCTTTATCCGTCATACCATCTGTTGCGTCATGATCTTCAGACCAAAAAAAAGCAGAGGACATAGAACTTAATAGTTTCTCTTTAGCGAATTGATTAGCCGTTTGTTTTTGTGTCCTAAATTTTGGTTTGCCATCTGAATAAATAATCTGTCCTGATTCGTTGGTTTCAATTATTGTTTTAGTGATCATAATTAGTATTAGTTTTTTATTGTTATATAAATATATAACAATTAGTTGTTGCATGACAATTTAAAGTGTTAAATTTTACATTTTAGACACAAAAAAGCCTGCAACTTATTGCAGGCAATTTTACTTTTTATAACTTAAAATTTCATCTTAGACAGTGTAGTCTCAATAAAACTAGGGGCATATCCTTTTGAGTCTAGGTATGACTGTGCTTCTTCTTTAGACGCCATTCCCATTAGGGCACCAAAATCTGCAGGATCCATTTCGGTTTTAGTGTTGTTTTTAAGTTTATTAATTCTAGCAAGTTCACCAGAATTGTCTACGTTTACACTAGCAAGTTCTTCGGGGTCAGCTGCAGTGTCTGTACCAAACCAATAACCTTTTCTTGCTATGATCTTGTTCAAGAACTCGTTAAGTCCAAAGCCGTCTATGTTAGATTCTTCAGGGCTTTGTGTCATTTCTTGCATTTTCATTTTGTAATCTAATACAAAATTAAATGCACCAGCATAAAAACCAGTACCAGGTTCACCAACTTCAATCGATAACTCAATATCACCTTCTCGATCCTTAGACAGATTCATGAAAAGTTTGTGCTTTTGGTATGTAGCCCTAAAGGGTGGAAAGTACCAGCCAGAAGTTGACATATCTGGGTGGCTTCCTGCCTGAAGTTCAGCGTTTCTTTCACTATGTACAGTTTTCTTGCTATTTATTTTATAATCTCTTCTTCTTTTTGCTACTTTTAGTGGATCGTCGTACATATAGCTAGCACGTTGTATCTTTTTCTTTTCGTCGAATGCTTCTACATACTTTGCGTCTGCTGTCAGCGCGTAACCCTTAACTGCTTTTTTGTTAGCCATTGCACCTCTTAATCTTTCTTCGTCTGACTTCTTAGACTTTTTAGTTGAATAGATTAACTTGATTAGTTTTTTGCCATCTTTTTGTTGGCCTCTAACGATTGCAATAATTTCATTAGTCTTTGGGTTAGTTAAGACTATGAATTTAACTTCTTTAGAGTTGTTTATTGAATCTAAGCTTTTAATTGCATCTTCTGCGTTAGCAGGTAGGCTATTGTCACTGTCACGAATTTCACTAAGAGGCGCATTTAGGTTTTGATTAAATGTTAGCTTAAGAATTTCCTTGTTTTTTAGGTTTGCACTAAAAAGATCATTTATAATTTTAGACCTGAAAGCTTCGTTTATTACAAAGCTTTCGTTAATAAGTGATTTTAATGATTTCATTTTTTATGTTTTATGTTTGTGTTAATTATTTAGGCCCTACTTTTTAAGAAAGACTAGTCCATTTGCATCATATTAACACTACCTTCATTAACCATTTTCATTAGCGTCTTGTTCACAAAAGCAGGTGCATAGCCTTGAAATTCTAAATATTCTTTAGCCTCAATGGTTGACATGCCAACCAGGGCCTTACGATCTGCGGGTTCCATTTTGTTTTTTGTGTTGCTGATACCTTCATTTGTCGTGAAGCTTTCATTTAGTCTTGATTGTAAAGTGTTCATATTTTTGTCGAGTGTTTGTATTAATTTATTATATTGCCTCTATTTAAACGCCTTGCAGATTCGGAAAGGTCACGACTGTCCATTAACTTATGAGCAAATTTCGCTTTAGCATTATCTTTACCACGGTTGCCTTTACCTGTAAATCTTTTATTTGCTACATTTTTGAATAGCTTAGCGTCTTTTTCATCCATACATTCTGCAGCCTTTGTAATCATTTCGTCTACCGGCAGTGGATTATTTAAGAGAAAGCTAAAATCGACATGCGGGCAATATTTGCCTGCTAAGAATACAACATCTGTTGATGAAAAACTTTCGTTAATCATTGTTATGTCGTCCAGGTCAAACATGGCAACCTTTTCACCTGCACCATCAACTGCATCATCTAGTGCAACTTCAATATCAGTGCCATTAACAATTGCATTAACCGTACCAAGACCCATATTGGTTTCAACTCTATCACCAACTGTTAAGTTTTCAGAAATGTTGATACTGTACTTACTGGCAAGTTTTACTAGTTCTTCGACTAGCTTTGTTAGTTCAAACATTGTCATGTTGCCCTCTGACAATTGACGACCAATCATCATTTCAACCTCATCACCATCGTCATGCGCATATTTGACTATTAGGTCGTTTGCAGTATACGCTGCAAATTTGTTTGATGACTCACTGATTGCATAGAATAACGTTGCAGCCCTTGTTGCTAAAGTTTTTTCTCTGTTTGACAGTGATTCATACAGTGATTCAGCATATACTTCTAGTTCTGATATGTCAAACGTTGCAACCTTTTCACCTGCACCATCGACTGCATCATCAAGCGTAACTTCAATATCAGTGCCATTAACAATTGCATTAACAGTACCAAGCCCCATATTGGTTTGTACTCTATCACCAGTCGTTAAGTTTTCATATACAATGTCTGCCTCATCAGTAATTGTTGCTATTGCAGCCTTTACTGAAAGTGGGCCAAACTTTTTAGTTCCTATTTGTATTAGTCTGTCATACTCTGCTGAGCCAATAGTTTCAATGCCAAGGTCCTTAACGAAAGCTGCATTGTCTAGTGCATATACTTCTTCTGCATCTTCAGTGATTGTATACTTTGACATTTCTTTACGAAACATTGCGGCTTCACTCCTTGCCATTCTTTCAGCCATAATTTCGATTGCATCCTGCAATGGTATGCCGGCATCTGCTACGTCGTCCATATCTTCAGAAGAGTATTGAGCTGCAATATTAATTACTTCTTTTATTGTCATTGCATTTGCACTTTCAGAAACATTGTACTTTTTTGCGTATTTCTCGTACTCTGAACTATAGCCTTCTTTTTCTAATGAAGCTTTAAGTTCTGACATGCTAAAATCTTTACCTAATTCTGTATTAAGCCACTTAAAGTTTTTGTTGTCCTTAATCATTGCCTTAACCATCTTATCTTGTACTGATTCGTTCATCGGATCAACACTTTCACCTAAGCCTGACTGGAATCGACCAATTGCTTCAGACCAGTCATCGTTTTCAACATCACCAGACAAGTCGTCAATTAGTTTCGTTGCTATGTCCTGATCAAAGTCATCACCATGTGCTTTTTTCAATACTTTGTCAACATATTCTTTAAATTCTTCTTTGCTGTTGATCTTTTTTTCTTCGTTAAGAAGTGCTTCATTTATTTTTTGTGATAGTGATTTCATGAGTTTTTGTGTTTTATTTGATTTGTGAAGCAGAGCCGGCAGCCAAACCTAGTTTTTCTATTGCTCCTAGTACAGTTTTTGATGTTGCACCACCTTTCTTTTTTACGAAACTAACTAATTTAGTCATTGCTGTAGCGCTGGCGATAAGACCTATTGACCCTATTGCCCCGACAAGCATTTCTAATTCTTTTGTTGTCATTGTAGACACGACATCCATAATTGCAGATTCGTTTATGTTTTCAGAGTCAAACGATTTGGTATCGCTCATTGATTCGTTAATATGATTGCTTAGTGATTTCATTGTTTTACTTTAATTTAAGTTATTGATATATATATGTATACTTGTTTAAAAAATCAATGCTATAACAAGTTGTTATAATAGTTTGTCGAATTCGTTTGTAGCGTCAATTGAAATTTCTTTTCCGCCAACAGTAAAACTGTGATCGTATACGTTACCGAAATCGTTAATTTCTACTTCTATTGCGGTATTGCGGTTTTTCCATAAGAAACGCTTTGTACTTAGACCTTCGGTGCCATCATCTTCGGCGTGTTCGCCGTCTATTGTCATAGATGTTTCTATATCGCTGCCTTGCTTTTCCCAATTTTTTTCTCCTCCAGTGTACCACAGGAAAAATTTGTCAACTGTTGTCTTTTTTGGTGCGATTTTTGCTTCGTTAACAAAAGATTCCGTGATGTGATTTCTTAGTGATTTCATTTTTGTTAATTCGTTTACTGATTTAATTTCCTTTAATTTATTAACCCCTTTCCATGCGTAGCTTGTATCGTCACTATCTGTGGCAGGTAATAACATTACTGAAGACCAATTTGTGCCGTTAGTTTCTTCTATACTACTATCACCATATTCAGTAATAAAAGTAAATTTAGACAATATTTGTTTGGCTAAGTCTAGAGCAAGCTTTTTCTGCTCGAATGGTAAGGCACCGCCGACTTTAATTTGAATTAGATATGATCTATCAAAACTATGCTGGCCACCTCGATGGACCCCGTTAGTCAATATAGATATTGCCTGACCAGATTGCGAAGATCGCATCGTGCCAGACCAACCACCAGCTGCGCCAGATTGCTTGCTCTCAGTGTTTGAAAATTCTAAAGCAAATAGCCTTAGCAGTTCTTCTAACTGTGTAATGTTTCTTCTGACGTCGCCAATCCTCGTTGACTTAATCTTTTTCTGTAATTCAGTCATTGTCTTTTTATTTGTTTTCATTAACGGACGCCATAAGTTCAGACATGTCGTAACTTTTTAGTATTTTTATAACTTCAGTTGCTGGCACCTTGTTACCGTATTTAATTGCAAGACCGTTTAGTTCTTTCTTACTTTTTGGATTTGTTTCACCAGCCTCTTTTGCTATTGACGTTAACTTTTTAATGTTAATAGTCATTGCTTCATTTAAGCCTTCAAGCAGTAGTGCAACTTTTCCTGTTGCTCTAACACCAACCATGTCTCTAACATTGTCAAATCGGAATGACTTTAGCATTTGACCAAAAGCCAGACACTGCTGGTTGTCTAACCAAGCAAGTACACGCTGTGCAGCCTCCATCGGGTCCTCAGTTTCTTTTGCAATGTTGGAAATGTCATCATTAGTAAAGCTACCTGCTAGTTCAATAATTTCTTGTACTGTTGCCTTTCGTTTAAGCATAAACGAAGAGTTTGCAGAACCTAGACTTTCATTTAGTCTTTGTGATAATGATTTCATATTTTTATGTTTGTTGTTTGTTGTCATACTAGAAGTTTGCATATGGCTATAACCTTGCTCAGACAAGAATGCAGCAACCGTTCTGTGCTCTAATATAACTGTTGCTGGTGTTATTTCTTCTGGTCTAAGCTTGATGACTGTGCCAGAATTATCAAATTCGTGCATGTCTTTGCGGAATCCAATGTATGTATGATATGCCTCTATTGAGCCTTTGCTAATTAGATACACTTCACCCTGTTTTAGCGTTATCCGATCTTTTGCCTGTTCTGAAATGGTTTCGTTGTCTGTAGTGTCATCCTCTAGACCGTCTAAGTAAAGCACGATATTGTCAATTGACATTTGGTGCCATTCTGTTGTCATATCTTCTTGACTAGATTGAACCTTAACTGTTTCTTCTCTTTGACCATCCCATTCAATCTTTATCGTTAAGCTAGACCGTGTTGCTTCATATACTAAGCCTGGTTTTAGTTCTTGAATAATAAAACCCGAACCTTGCAGTTCTAAAAGCATATCGTCAAACGTCATAGATGATTCAGATTCATTAATCTTAGTAGTAAACTTACGCATGTTTTGCTATTTATTTGGTGCTTTAATTAGAATATGTATAAACAAGTTGCAATGATTAACTTATACAGTAAGTCCATTTGTAACGCTACAGTATTCAAAAGCCAACTCGTTGACATGCACAGTCCTGCGCTGACCTGGTTTAAGTTCAATTTCAACAGTATGAAAATAGTCATGGTTTGACTTGTCGTTTGACCACGGGTATCTCTTTCGAATAATTTTAACCTTGATGTCACCATACATTGCAGTTGTGTGTAATATTTGGGAGTTGTATTGTAGTCTGTACATGTTTGGTATAACTGTGTCCAAGTCTGTAATTGTGTCGTAGACCTCCACTGTTTCTTCTAGACTTTTTAGATATCCTATTAGTTCAGCTACTATGGGTCCTGATGTAAACTTAAACAGCTCGCTCGACTTTCGGCCACTTTGTGTTGATATTGCTACTAATTTACCGTCTAAAAAGTATGCACGTGTACCAACCCAACTGTCTGTGCAGTACCAAACTTTAAGCCAATAA